CCGGTCCATGATGCTGGCCGACAACTGGATCGCCCAGTTGGCCCGCCCCGACAACGGCCAGTTGCTCGCCCTCATCGAGCGCATCCAAGACGAGTCCGGCCTCTACGGCACAGGCGTGCAGGAGCACGACGTCGAGACGCTGCGCGCCCTCACCCAGATGACCAACGAGCACGACGAGTTCGGCCAGTGGCCCACCATCTGCGTCACGGTCCCCCCGCAGACGAAGAAGGCGTACTACGAGATGACCGAGGCGGCCATCGGGGACCGGGAGCGCCTCGAACTGCTGATGCGGCTGGCCGGGTGGAAGTCGTGAGCGCCCCCGACCGGATGGCCTACCAGTGCGAGCACTGCCAGATGTGGCAGATCGAGTACAGCGTCACCGAACTCCTCGACGCCTACGGGGAGGTCGTCGTCGGCGAGGACGGTGAACTCGGGGTGAACCCGGCAGCCATGCACGAAGCCATCAACTACGTGGTCCGCGAGCACCTGCGCGAGTACCACCCGTGGGTGAAGTAGGTCAGAGACGACCCCGCAGCAGTGCCATCACGACGATGACCAGCACGACGATGAGGATGATCCAGAGGAGAGTGTTCATGGACATAGTGTGCACACGCTGCGGGGCAAGTGAAACCTCCACCCGCCGATCCGAGGACAAGATGGAGGAGGACGTCACCCATCTCGGGTGGGTCACCGGCCTGCCGAAGAAGCAGAAGTGGTGCCCGAGGTGCGCCACCGAGCCATACTCCGCGCGTACGGTGCAGTCATGAGACAGGACCCCACCGACCCCACCGGTGTCGCAGACGACACACCCCGTGGCAACAGCGAGGTCACCCGCGCCCGGAACCGGAAGGCCAACGCCGCCCTCCAACTCCACATCGCGGGCCTCACGGTCGACGAGATCGCCGAGCAGTTGGGCTACCCCGACGGCGGAGCGGTCCGGGTCTCCATCGAACTGGCGCTCGAACGCGAACTGCACGAGGAGTCCCGCAACGAGATGCGGAAGATGGTGGGCCTGCGGCTGCAGCGGCTCACCAAGGCCGTGTGGGGCAAGGCCATCGACCCCAACAACCCCGAGCAGATCGCCGCCCAGCGTGAAGCCCGCGCCAACCTCGCCGAGTTCGTCCGCGTCTACGGCCTCGCGGCCCCCACCGAGATGGTGGTGCACACCCCCACCGCCACCGAGTTGGAGAACTGGGTCTCCGCCGTGGTCGCGAAGTCGGTGCCCGAGTTGGCCGAGGCCGACATCTTCGAGGGTGAGGTGCTGGTGGACGTGCCCGACGACGCCGAGCCGTACAGCAAGCCCATCGGCATCGAGGACTTCTGATGCCGTTCCGACTCGACGAGTTCAAGGCGAAGATCCAGTTCGTCGCCCCCGCGAACTTCCCCGTCCTTATCAACCGGGCCTGCATCGAGCAGGACGTCACCTCCCAGACCCGCTACATCCAGTTGGCCCTGTGCCGCCAACTGGCCGAGGACCTCGACATGGACGAGGCGGATCTCATCCGCTCCCTGCCCCCCACCCAAGGGAGGGCGACGAACCTCTTCGGCTCCGACCGTCGCGCCATCTCCCGCCGCGCACCCCGGATCGGGTCCTAGGTGGGGAGTATGATCTTAGTGTGCCCAAGGTTCGCTGGACCCAGAAGTGTGCCGGTGGCTGCGGCCTCTGGCTCACCACTGGCACCCGGGCGACCCACCTTCACGGGAACTGGTGGTGCCGCCCATGCGTGACAAGACACCTGCTGACCTGCCAGACATCGACGCCTTCCGGCAGTGGAAGCCGGACGTCCAGCAGCGCGCCCTCCAGCGCCTGAAGGAAGCCGAGAACGACCAGTGGCGACCCTTCTTCTGCCCCAACACCGTCTGTGACGGTGACCCGCACGGGAAGTGGGACTTCCAGCACGCCCGCGCCGACCAGCGGCCCCCCAACTGGTACGCCGACTGGCTGACCCTGCTCCTGTCCGGTGGCCGTGGCTCCGGCAAGACCCGCACCGGGAGTGAGATCACCCACCGGGTCGCGAAGAAGGTTCCCCGGATCATCCTCATCGGCGCGACCGGCCCCGACCTGCGTAACACCATGATCGAGGGCCGGTCCGGCATCCTCGCCACCTCCCCTCCCGGCCAGCGCCCCGAGTGGGAGCCGTCGAAGAAGCAGTTGACGTGGCCCAACGGGTGCGTCGCCCAAGGCTTCTCCGCCGAGGAGCCCGACCGTCTCCGTGGCCCCGAGTCGGCGTTCATCTGGGCGGACGAGCCCGCCCACTACGACTACGTCGAGGAGGTCTGGTCGAACATGCAGTTCGGCCTCCGCATCCCCGGCATTCCTCCGAAGATCATCGCCACCACCACCCCGCTTCCGACGAAGTGGATGAAGAAACTCATCAAGGCCGACGACACCATCACCCGGCGTGTCTCCACGTACGCCAACCTGAAGAACCTCGCCCCGGCATTCCGGAAGATGATCCTCGACAAGCACGAGGGCACCCGGCTGGGACGTCAGGAGTTGCACGGGGAACTCCTCGAAGACGTCGAGGGCGCACTGTGGAACTGGGACATGTTCCAGTGGGTCGCCGAGGAGCACCTCCCCGACATGGTCCGCATCGTTGTGGCCGTCGACCCTGCCGGTACCGCCAACGCCCGCTCCGACGAGACCGGCATCATCTCCGTCGGCATCGGCGAGGACCTCAACCTGTACGTCTTCCACGACCTGACCGGGAAGTACAGCCCCGAGCAGTGGGCCCGCACCGCGAACACCGAGTACGACGTCATGAAGGCCGACGCCATCGTGCCGGAGAAGACCTACGGACAGGACATGGTCCGCTTCACGCTGGAGAACGCCGGGTACAAGGGTGCCCGGATCATCCCCGTCGACTCCCGCCGAGGGAAGGCAATCCGCGCCGAGCCCATCGTGGCCCTGTACGAGAAGAAGCGGGTGTTCCACGTGGGCCGTCAGGGCGACCTGTCCGACCTCGAAGACGAACTCACCTCATGGGTGCCCGGCGGGAAGGACCCGTCCCCGAACCGTCTCGACGCCCTCGTCCACGGGGCCACGGAACTCGCGAAGAACATCCTGCCGTCGTCGATGGCAGACCCCAACGTCGTCCTGCGCCACCTGCGCGCGGTCTAGTCAAGGAGAAGCATGAGTGAGTTCCTGTGGGTGTGCGCGGCGCTGGTGACGATCACCTCCGCCGCTCGCATCACGAGGCTCGTAACAGCCGACCACTTCCCCCCGTCGGTGTGGATCAGGATGAAGTGGCATCAGGTCACCAAGGACAACCACTGGTCGATACTTGTCGACTGTCCGTACTGCTTCGCAGTCTGGGCGGCAGGTTTCGTTCTACTCTGGGGTCACCTGTCCGACTTCCACTGGACGTGGTGGTTGTTCAACGGGTGGCTGGGGGCGGCATACGTCGCCGCGATCATGGTGATCTTCGACGGCGATGACTGAGGAGTAGGACATGGCGAACCGACAGCCAAGAGTTGATGCGGTCATTCCCTCCCCGTCGCTGGTGGCGTCAGCGGTCAGGTACTCCGGAGGCAAGGCAGCACGGATCTACCAGAAGTCTGCCGAGTGGCAGAAGGAGTGCTACCGGCACTACGGCATCTGCGGGGAGGCCCGCTTCGCCGCCAACTTCTTCGGCCACGCCCTCTCACGGGCCGTCCTCTCCGCCGCCACCCGGGACTCCTCCGGCAAGGAGCAGCCCGCCAAGGGCGAGGCGGTGGACCTCCTCGACGACATGTTCAACGGGCGCGAGGGCCAGTCGGCGATGCTGAAGGCCATCGGCATCCATCTCACCATCGCCGGTGAGTGCTACATCGTGGGCCGCGACGTCCAGCCCGCCGACGTGGAGGACGGGGAGCCCCCCGCCGAGGCGTACCAGTTGTGGGAGGTCGTCTCCGTCATGGAGATGTCCGTCACCGGGAAGCGCTGGACCATCAAGTACGGCGACGGCGCGAAGGACATCGAACTCGGCGACGACGACGTGGTCCTGAGGATCTGGCTCCCCAACCCGGCGAAGCGGATCGAGGCCGACTCCCCGTTCCGGGCCCTGCTGCCCATCCTGTCGGAGATCGAGTGGCTCACCCGCCACGTGTTCGCCCAGATCCAGTCACGACTCGCCGGTGCGGGCATCCTGTTCCTGCCCCAGTCGATGACCTTCCCGGCACCCCCCGAGCAGGGTGAGGACCCACGCCCGCTCAACGAGGCCGAGGCGTTCATGCTGACGCTGGCCGACTCGCTCATCAAGCCCATCGAGGACCCGTCGTCCCCGTCGTCCATCGTCCCGTTCATCGTCACCGCCCCCGCCGACGCCATCGACAAGGCGAAGTTGATGACGTTCTGGTCGGAACTGGACGCCGAGTCGAAGGCGCTCCGACAGGAGGCCATCCACCGGTTCGCGCTCGGCATGGACCTCCCCCCGGAGCAGGTGGAGGGCATGTCGTCCAACGGCGGCACCGGCGGCGGATCCTCGAACGGCATCTCCCACTGGGGGGCATGGCAGGTCGAGGAGTCGACCATCAAGTTGCACATCGAGCCGATGCTCGACGTCATCCGCCACGCCATCACCGTGTCGTACCTGCGCCCCACCACCGGTGGTGACGACTACGTCATCGTCGACACCACCAACCTGCGGCTGCGTCCCGACCGGTCGCAGGAGGCGATCCTCCTCTACAACCTCGGGGTGCTGTCCGCGAAGCGCCTGTTGGAGGAGAACGGGTTCTCCGAGGAGGACATGCCCGACGAGGACGAGCGGAGGGAGTGGTTGCTCCTGAAGATCGCCGGTGGCTCCGCGTCGCCGGAACAGGTTGCCGCTGCCCTGAAGGAACTGGGTGTCGACCTCGGGGTGGTCGGAGGCGAGACCCGGGAGTCCCGGCCCGACCCCAGCACGGAGCCCCTGCCGCTGCCGAAGGGACCGCCGGAGCAGTCGGCCCTCCTCGCGGCCTCCGAGGGTCTGGTGTTCCGGGCGCTGGAACGGGCAGGCAACCGGCTCCGCAACGACGGGGTCAAGCCCCCGTGCCCCTCCTACGAGACCCACACACTGGTCGCGGTCAACGGGAACTCCGACTACCTGCTCACCGACGCATGGTCGTGTGCTCCGCAGGTGCTGTCCGGTCTCGCCGACCCCGACAAGACCACCGCCATGCTCAACGCGTACTGCAAGACCCTCTTCGCCACCCAACAGCCCCACACCCGTGACCTGCTCGCGTCGTGGCTCGACAGGGCGGACGTGTCATGAACCTGTTCAGCATCGAGGAGTTCGCGTCCCGCCGCCGTAGCGCCCAGTCGCGCATCGAGGAGGCTCTCCGTCCCGTGGTGGAGGAGGGCGTGGACCTCGGGGTCGACACCCACGGCTGGAACGAGGTGCTCGACGCCGTCGAGGAGCAGTACGAGATCGCGTACCGCGAGGACGCCGACGGCGACCCCCCCACCCTGTTCAACGGGTGGAAGGCGGAACTGCGGGAGACGCTGCGGAAGACCACCTCACCGCGCGACGAGACCACCGTCAACAACATCTCCATCTGGCTCGCCACGTGGGTGCTGTCGCAGGCCAGCATCGCTGCCGCCAACGAGGACACCGAGGAACTCCTGCTGGAGTGGGTGGACATGAACGACGGCAACGTCCGTGCCGCCCACGCCAAGACGGCAGGCCAACAGCGGCCCCCCGGTGTCGACTTCGACGTGGACGGTGTCGACATGCCGTACCCCGGCTGGCCGGGTGCGCCCATCGAGTTGTGGATCAACTGCCGCTGCACCCTGCGACCCGTCGTCGCAGACGAGTTCACCAGTAACACCACCCAGATGGGGCACACTGGCTCCGAGGCACTCACCGCAGGAGGAGACATGGAAGACGAGATCACCGAGGTGGCCCCCGAGGAGGTGGATGCCCCCATCGAGGACATCAGCGTCAACTGGTACGGCGTGATCGCGCCGGAAGGTGTGTGGTCCGGAGACAAGCGGAAGTTCGCCGAGGGTTCCATGCTCACCCGCCCCCTCCCCCTGCCCCTGACGTGGCAGCGCGCCTCCGCCGACGGCCACGGAGGCTCCGTCACGGTCGCCAAGATGGAGCGCATGGTCCGGGTCGGTGCCGAGATCCGCAGCACCGGCTCCTTCATCGTCAACGCGGAGGCCGACGAGGTCATCGGTCTGATCGGTGAGTTCGGTCGCTACGGCGTGTCCGTGGACGCCGACGACGTGGACTACGAGATGGACGAAGAGGAGGAGGGTGTGGTGTTCACGAAGTCCCGCGCCTGCTCCGCCTCCATCGTCTCCATCCCCGCCTTCTCGCAGGCATGGGTCGCTCTGGGTGACCCGCCGGAGGACTTCTTCGACGATGGTGAGGACCTTGCCACCGAAGGCCCCAAGGACGAAGCGCTGGTCGCCACCAACGAGTTCGCCCCCGGCACGCAGGACGGCCCCGGCTGGCTCACCCACCCCGTCGACACTGACCGGCTGCGCGACTA